GCCATGTTTTTTAATTGAACCTTTTTCTTCTGCATGAGGAACCTCGCCAAGTTCTGTTGTATCTTGATCTTCTGGGTCTACCAAGGCGTCTTGATACATGTCGTCTTGTGTCTCCAGAGAGGCACTTACTGGCTTCTCACCTTCAAGCCACTCGCTTATTTGATATATTGTAACCTTTAAAGCATCTAATTCTTTTGATTTGTGTATTTTTCCTTCAAGCGAGCCGTACACATTTCCTCCTTGAATAGAATCATACTCTATGATTCCCATTTTGCGTAAAAACTCCATAAGACGAGACTCGGCACCATATACAACTTCAGACATCATATCTTTAGCGAAAGCAACGATTTTGCTTTTCTCTGGCATAATAACGATGTCAATGTCTTTGTGATCAAAGATCATGATATCTCCGTTAAGTGCTCTTCTCGCTTGCATATGAAAAGAAATTTTTTCTTCATTTGGGTTGACGATTTCAATTGTAATAATATTAGGGTCTTTATCGGGAACGATAGCCACTTTTATGTTATCATTTTCCTCTTCCTCCATTTCCATGGGGGCAGCATCATTGTCTTCAATTTTTATCTTAATCATGTCCTCTTCTTCTTCAGCGAGGATATCTGGAGTAATACTAATCTTCATTTTTGTTAAACTCCGCAATTAAATCTTGGATATAAAATACGTCCTTAACCATTTCTTCATTGATTGGGGTTTTAGAAAATTGCTCTAATTTATTTAATACTTTGGAACCCCTTTCTTTATAAACCTCAGAAACGTTATCGGCCTCAATCAAAGAAGCCATTTCTTTCTTAAGCCTGCCAAGTTCTTCATTCATAAAACATTTGAGCCCTAAACCATTATCAGAAAAAGAAGTAATAAAGTTAGTCAATAGCAACCTTTGTTCTTCACGAAGTGTGTGTTCATATGTTTCATTAAATTTATTTACAAAAGTTTTATAAGTAAGGTTGTCAACGTGTTTAAATACTTTTGTTTCGTTTGTTTCGCTTGTAAGCATTTGATACATTCTATCTTCCGAAACAATTCGTTGTTTCGCTTTTAAAGATGACGACTGCAAAAACGACCCTACGGTCGCTATATCCCTGTAATTGTCAACAAAACTTTTAAAACAATCAGGTCCCAATGTTTCGTTTATTTGTTTAATCAAAGCCGTTTGTGAATTAAATACTTTTTTACGCGAAATGTTTTCCCAATCTTTTCTAACCTCAAACATAAAGCGTCCGGCAACTTCTTCGGTGGCTTTTGTTTCTAATAGTTGGTTATAGATTTGCAAATCTTCATGAAGTATGGTGTTACGATTAAAGTGCTCTCTTATTATATTTATGATTTTTTGTTTCACGACTTCGTTTTTTCGAACAATAGCGAGCGTCAATTCTTTAATCAAACATTCATAAAGAAAAGCGGTATTTCTTTTCTTATTATGTTTCATGTTTTTCTTCCTTCTTAAATAGTGAATCAATTAGACCCCGAACTTCAGAGTCTGTATTAAATAGTTTCTGTTCTTCCAAATCCTCAAATGACTTTCCTTCTGTTACGCGACCATATGCCAAAGGATTTGTTTTTGGAGCAGACATGCCTGACATTCCATAACCCGGAGTTCTGGATCTTGCTGTGTTTCCATGTTCTTTGGTTGCACTATGAATCTGAGAGTGTCTTTTTTTCCTTGCTGGGCTTCCGGCGCCTTTTTTCATATTATAAGAATTTCTTCTATAAGAAGGCGTATCAGTATCATCTCGTTTCGCTGGTGGCTCAGCCAGTAGAACATCGTCACCACCACCTCCAGCGTCTCCACCTTCGTCTCCACCAAGATCGCCAAGGTCTGCTTCCCCTGGTTCGTCTAGGCCGCCTCCAAGGTCATCCATACCTCCAGCAAGTCCGCCGTCTCCACCTGCGTCTTCTCCAGCTTCGCCACCAGCAGTTGCTGCTTCCAGTTTGGCTGAGTACTTCTTATCAAAGAACATCTCTCTTTGATTACGTAAGAAATCGTCTTCAGACATGCCAAACAAGTGCTCTGCTACCCAACGTTTGCTGAAATAACCTTCTGTTGCGTTCGCAGCAACAGAGAATTTCTTATCCCAATGTTCTAGTTCTTGTAATTCGGCTATCTTTGACGGGTTATTTAAAAACAACTTAAACGATAAAAGGTCGTCGTTTCGGTATCCAAGTGTGAATAGGTGAATAATACCAACTTTTTCAAGCTCAGAAACAACTACTCTTTGTAACCTTTGGATTGTTCTTGCAAAACGAATATCTTTTTGAGCCAAAGTGGTTGCATCTTCAGATGCGCCCTCGCCCATTGTAAGATAAGATTGTGGAATCTTTAAGGCGGAAAATAGCTTATCTCTTAAATATTTAACGTCCTCTACTTGTCCAGAGTAATCTCCACCTGGAAGGTTTACAATTTCTGTATTTGTTTGGCCACGGACAGGAATATAATAATCTTCTTCAATAGAAAGAGGATTGTATCTGAGATCAACTTTACCAGTTGTTGGGTCAACAATTTGATGTCGCTTCATTTGAGTCATCACTTTTTGCATATACTGTTCAACGTCTTGTGGGGCAATAGAGCCAACGTCAATCTTAAAGACTCTCCGAGCAGGAGCCCGAACAATACGGTATGCCATCATAGCATCTTCAAGTAAAATAAGTTGCCTATAGATACGCCTAGATGCCTCTAGAACGCTTGTTCCATAAGGGGCGTGTCTGTCATTACCTAAGATCCTAAAGTGCGCCATCTGCCAATTCTCAAGCGTTAAACCACCACTATTCCACTGGAACTGAACGTAGTTTGGATTTGTGGGATCTTCTCCTTCAAGTCTTTCAACTTCTTGTGGGGGAAGTCCAATTGTATTACGGATTCCAAGTTCTTCATCAATATCAAGATACAAAAACAGATCACCGTATTTGCACATAGTTCTGCACCAACCAAAGAGATTATGTTCAATATTTAGTACATTGTGGTATAGGTTTTCAAGTGTGTGTTTGATCTCCTCATTCGGACATCGTATTTTCAACATTGGATTAATGCTAGAGTGTGTTGTCATTTCATCTGCGTAGATGTCCAACGATGAAGCAATTTCAGGAACATACTCCATTTCATCAAAGTCTACATACCTATCACTTCTGTTTTTGTTAGAGACCATGTTGATGGTCACATTGTTCATGTAATTGTATTCAGACTTTTTGAATTGTTTACCTGATGCCGAGCGAAACGCATTGGCATATATATCCAAGTGTCGTCTCCTAAGAGAACGACCAGTTTGGGTTCTTCTTTGGGTAATCGGCCCAGAGAACAGTCTGGTTAGAGACTTGAACAGTTCGGATGCCGGATTATATGGTTGGTTTCGGTTGTTGTATCTTCGTGGGGCCATTTTATATTATCCTTTGTAAATCCACCAATGTGGTCGTTGTTCTTGTAGCTGTTTTTCCATTCTTTCTTTATAAGTAGTTTTTTCTTTGTATTCCTTCATACCCTTGATAGAAGTGTTCATTGTTTTATTATTTAAGTACATGGAATTTAACATTGCTTTCTGATACTCTTGATCTTTTTTGCTAACTTCTAGTGCTGTGTCTCGTACCCAACAAGCAATCGCAAGAGCCATGACCAAATCATCATTATAGGACCTCATAGCTTGTGGCTTTCCATTGTGCCAAATAAATGTTTTCATCTCATGAAATGTTCTATTGGAGCGAATATGAACCATCTTGTTCCTAATGTATTCTTCAAACTTTGCCACAATCAGAGGACGAGTTTTAGTTGATGTAGTGAAGCCGAGTACAGCCCTGTTGTGGTGCTCTCCTTGTGTTGCTTCAATGAACTCATGTGTGGACTTAATTGAGTAATAGAGGTTAGGATATTCCAAATCATTTAATTTTTCTAAAACGGAAATTCCGATGCCGTTGTTTTCGACAACTAGGAGGCATTTGCCATACTCCATACCCGCATCATACAAAATTTTAGAAAACATATCAAGTGTGGGCTTACCTTGGTACTCTGCTACAATTTCCATAGTTTCAAGCTTTATAACATGGAAAACAGATGAATCAGTACCATCACCTCTAGCAACGTCACCAACAAGCAAATAGCTACTCTCTTCTTCATATTTCTCCCATATCCAAAAATTCCGATCCCAGCCAGTTCTGTATACGGGATCTTTAATGTTTTCCAAAACCCAAGCAATGTCATCAGGGTGAATCACTGTATCACCAGAAGTATTAAAATTACACTCTAATTCTTGTGCTATCTGTCTCCGAGACATATTCTTGGTTTCTTTTTCAAACCACTGTTGGTCCCTTTCTGGGTGCACATCCCATGGGAGAGAAATTGTATGGAATTCATTCTCGTTTTGGTCTCCGTCAATATAGGTTTTATGGAACCAATTACCAACACCATTAGGGGTGCTCAGAGCGATACAGCGGCCTCCTGTTGACAGAGTAGGGTAAAGACCCGTCCAGAGATCATCAAGGCCGTCAATGTGTGCTGCCTCGTCTATAACGAGCAACGACAATGCTTCCGAACGACCAGCGTCTCCAGAGGTTGAAGCAGCTTTAATTGTTGACCCATTAGATAACTCAAAAGAAGTTCTATTGTCTACCGTAACTGTGGAAACCTTCATCCAATCTGGGAGGTTTTTCATAATGCTTTTAACTTTTTTAACAAGGTTACCAGCAGTGCTGAACTTTGTTGCGATAACAAGAATATTCTTCTCTTTGTGGAAAAGCATAAACCATACACAATAAGCAGCCGAAATCGTTGAGATTCCAAGCTGTCGTGCTTTAAGAATAATATTAAAACGGAAATCGTTAAAGTCCTTTAATAAATCATCCTGATACGGATAAGTGTTAAAAGTAATTAAACCTCTCATAGGATGAGAGATTCTACAATAATTGTTTATAAAGTACGATGGGTCTTTCCCAGATCTAACGATCTCAGTTACGATTTCCTTCTTAGATAGTTTATAAGCCATACCATCCTATTTGATAATGCCTTTTGCTTTGCCAAGCCACTCTTTGATCACATTATCTTCTTTCTTTTCTGATGGAGCAAGAATTTGATCCATTTTCAATCCACTAATTTTATAGTGCATTTTGGCCATTACAAAGCTCCTAACGCGAGAAGTGTTCTGAACAAGAACATCAATTTCGCCGTCTTCCTTAAGAGAGACTGATTTGCCTGTAACTTTTTTGTATTCTTTTTGAAGAAAGTTTTTAATATCGGTCATGGTGCTTTCCATCTCTTGCTCAAATCCACCAGCATACACCTCTTTAAGTTTGATGTCTGATTGATAAGTAACACACATCATATCCCCATAGAACTTTACATTGAACCCATCAATCACGCGGCTGTCCATAATTGGGCAACCCTCTTCTCTTCGAAGGCCAATCTTTTTTTCTTCTCCATCAAGAGAGAATCTTTTATCATGAGCGCCATCATAGCCATTTGCTGCTGCTTGTGCAAGCCCTTGAACAATTTCTAACATATTTGAATTTGACATAGTGTTTTTTCCTTATTGTTTTCCTTAGCGATCTTGATAGATTTTGGACATTGCTGCCTGGTACATCTTTTCCACCTGAGCGACTGGAGTCATCGCGTCCCGAAGCTGCACCAAGGCATACTCCATTGGATTGTCTGGATCATAGTTAACAATCTCCATCAGATCATCATCGCTATTTGCTGATTTGACCTGAGCAAGTTGTGTAGCCATGTTTCTAATGGTTTTGACAATAAGTGCGCCTTGTTTGGCATCAGTGCTGTCTACGGCATCACCAAGCTTTTGTAGGTCTGTCTCAATTTCTTGGGCTAGGTTTGATAATTTTTTTGCAGCCTTGCGCTTTATCTTAACAACATAATCAAACCCTGCGTAGGATTTGCCTGTTTTGGTGCCAATTGCACTAGCGCGAGACTTTAAACGATCTAAAAACCCTTCTTCAAGTTCTTCTTGGATCATTATTTTAAGCTGTTGGGTTGTGAATTTCTCTTTTGTGTGTCTGGGTAGGGTATTTTTGAGCTCTTCATCAATCATTTTCATTATCTGTTGTTTTGTTATTTTCATTTGTTTGGCCTCCAGCCGGTTTTCCATCTTTCCTCTCGTCCTTCTACCCATTGAATATAACATTTTTCACAACAATCAAACTTTGTCATATAGACATCGTCTCTTGATTTATAAGAATATGTATTACAAACGGGACAAGACCGATTAGAATCATTATTAATTAGTTTTGACGCAACAAAAACGCCATTTATCTCAACTTTGTCCGGTGTTTCATCCTCGCGCCTACTAGCATAGAGCTTTTTAAGATCTTCAAGGTATTGTCTTTCTTTTTGTTCGTTCCAGTTCTTCTTTGGGTGTTGTATGGTCTCTTCGCCATATCTTTCCGATATAGCCTTTTCCAATTTCGCAATTGAATTGGGGTCTTTTTTCTTCATTAGTTCACCGCATTTGCTATGGCTATTGTGGTTCCAACTCCGATTGCTATCCCAACGGTCACCCAAACTCCTCTATTAAAAGGTTTCTTGAGTTTCTCTAGTTTCTCAATCCTTTCCTTTTGTAGAGTAGCTTCATCTTGAAGCATACCTACTTCCAATTCGTAATCAGAAACAATCATCTTTATTTCTTTTTGTTTCTTAGCTTCCATGAGGCCAACCTGATAGTCAATCTCAGCAGGGCAACTCATACCTTCCTTGGCTGCATCAGATAGCAGCTTTAATGCGTCTGGTGTTAGTATATAGCCTGCGAAGGGTGCTGGTTGGTCTTTCTCTACAACAGTGTACGTTGGCGTATCAGCAAACGCCATAGACATTAAAAATAAAATCATTTTTCCTCTATCCCCAACTCCTTCATTATATCTTCAGGAGTTTTTTCTTCAAAGTCGTTTATTCTTTGATCTCGCTCTTTCTTAAGAACCTCAATTGTTTTTTCATACTTTTCAATTGCCTTTTTATCCTTAACAGATTTTTTATTTACTTTTTCTGCGAGGTTTTTATTTTGCTCTTTGTATTGGTTTCTTTCAAGCTCGGCCATCTTTAGTAGATTTTTGGCTTGTTTTTTACCAAGAGCATAAGCTATGATAAACATGGCAAGCAATGTGAGCCACTTCCAGTGGGCTCTACACCAATTACTAAACTGTTTTATGTACAGCATTACTGCTCCTTTGCTGGTTTTATCATTCCTGCAAGTTTTCTAATCTGGTGTTTGGCAGCAGCAACTTCCGCTTCAATTGAGGCGCCAAGCTCAGCCATAATTTTGTCTCGGATTCTCATTGCGATGGCCAATAGATCATCATCAACTTGTTCTAAGCCCGGCGCATCTTTGCTAACTCCGGCCAATTCAAGAACTTCCTTTTCAAGCTCATCCATAACCATATCGCTAATCTTTTCTTCAATGGTTTGTTCTGCCGCCATGTATTCGTCCCAAGTGTTGTCTCTGCCAAGACCAGTTTTAAACTCTTGGCCTTGATGGTCCATAGGGGGCCCACGCATTTCAGTTTCTTTTACAGATTCAATTTCTTCATTGATGATTTTAAGAAGATTTTCTTTTGTTATTTTCATTATTTTTGTACCTCAAATCCTAAACGTCTCATTAATCTAAGTATTTCTAAATCATGCATTGCTTCTATAGCCCTATAGACTTCTTTTGCTGCCTCAGGGTTTCTGGCTTGGATTGCTTTAAATTTTTCTGCATCTGGCATTTGATCCATAACTTTGATTGCGAAATCTAAAAATCTCTTTTTGTCATTTCGGATCATTCCAATACCTTTTGCTGTAACCGGCAAACCAGTTTTTCCACTAAAATTTTCATTGAGTACTGATTCAACTTCTTCATTGATGATTTTCGCTAATTGTTCTTTTGTTAGGTCCATTATCCATTTCTCCATGCTTTCGCAAAATCAACGGCAGTCTGTCCGCCGATATAACACATAGCAATCATGCCCCATGTATCAGGATCCAATTGGGCCCAAGCCATAAGAATAGTTGCCGTGATGAACACAAGCAGTTTTCTAGACACAATTTTTTCTTGAACTGCGTCTAACACGCCTTTCTGTTTGTTATCCAAATACCACTGTTGCATTCTCTTTTCTTCTTCTTCACTCATTTTAATACCACCTTTGCGTAGCCACCTTTTCTATCTATATCTATCGTTGTGTCTACACAATCTTTCAATACATCAAGGTGGGAGATAAGAAGAACCGTCTTAAACTTTGTTTTAATCATTTCCAACAGACGAGTAAACCCCTCCATATGTTCTTGATCTAAAGCTGTAGCTGGTTCGTCAAGTATAAATAGTTCGGATTTTGGTAAATTCGTAATAGAAATCAAAGCTAAACGTATTGCCATTGCAGCAATTGTCTTCTCTGCTCCTGATCCCATTGATAGTGGACGAGGTTCATACCTTGGATGTTTAATAAAAATTTCTAATTTTTTATCATTATTTTCGAAAAAGACTTCAAACTCAACTATATTGGCAAGGATCTTGGCAACTTCCTCGTTGATCAAGGGAAGCCTCTGTTTGATCACTTCATAGGCAATACCATTGGGATGCATACAGCGCATGTATAGTTCGCTAGTCCTCCATTCTGCTTCAAGAGCGGCATATTCTTTTTGCTCCTGTTTGTATCTCTCCACTGAGGTATTAGTGGATCCTTTTTCTATGAGCAGGGTTTTTACTTTCTCGTTACACAGTTTGCATTGTGCATCCAATTGTGTGAGGAGTTTTTCCATTGCGGACTTCTCCCTCATGAGGGTTGATAAATTCTCAATAGTCTCTTTGTTATCTTCGTATTCTTGTTGTTTTTTCTTTAAGGTTTCAACTTCATTTTCAAGCAAAGAGATTTTTGACTTTGCCCCTTCTATGGATATATGCGTCATGTTTGTCTCATTGACTATCCTGTCTTTGAGGTTTTTTTGGTCTTCAACTTTGGCAATAGTTTCTATGACCGTGTCTATATCAATCTCTTTCATCAACTTTTCATAATCACCTATTGTACTTTCAAAGTTTAATATCTCCACCTGTACAGCAGGTAACTGTTCTGATGCTTTTTTGGCATCTTTAACAAACTTATTGTTTATGCAAAACTCACAGTCTGGGTCATATTTGTGGTTGTTTAGCATCTTTAGCTTCTTCTCTAGGCGCTCCTCTTTTGATTTGGCAGTAGCCAATTGGGAAAGTACGAGTTTACAGTCTTGGACTAGTCTTTCATATTCCTCTTTTAGGTTTATGTTTTCATCCAAAGACACAGATGCAAGATACTGTTTGATCTTTTTTGTCTTTTCCTCGTTTTGTTGTATGTTTTCGCCCCAATCGTGTATTTGGTTTTTAATTCTTTCCACTTGCTTTTGTTTAGAAGCCGTTTCCTTACGAACATCATCAATGTTGATAATCTCCGCTGGAAGAGAAGCCATATCTGTTTCTAGCTCTGACAGTTCGGCGGCTATGCGCTCGCGCCTCTTTCCAAGCCCATCACACTTTTTTTGAAGAGAGTCTATTTCAAAATTTATCTCTTCTAGGGCCTCTGTCTCTTTCAGTATAAAATCTGCTAAATTCTTCTGCTTGTATCTTTTAATAAGCACGGCGGTGTCTGATGATTCTTTTTTCGCTAATTTAAACTTTTGATCAAATAAGTCAAGATCAAGAAACTTCGCAAGTATTTCTTTACGCTTAGTGGACCCCTCACGGATGAAGGACAAAGAATCAAGCTGAGAAGCCATAGAGGTAATCATAAAGTCCTCTATAGATCCAAAAGTCTTGCGTATGTTTCTGTCTGTTTCGTTTCGTGTGTCGCCATTTAAGCTTTCATCAATTGTGATATTGTGAAAGTCCAAATCAGTCTTAGCTTCTAGTGTTTCTTTACCACGAAGCTTCTTAGTATATTTATTAAGATTCCGAGTAATGCGATAATCTTGTTGCCCAGCCGACACAACCAATTGTATATTCGCGCTTTCTTTGTTTTGATTGATGATATGAACATTCTTACGTTCTTCCTTGCTTGTGGTATTGTAAAGACCAAATAGAGCACTGTCAATAACAGAAGATTTGCCAGAATAGTTTTTCCCGAATATTCCCACCAATCCTTGTAACTTTTCAAAATTGATTTCATTTTTTGTACCATAGTTGAACAAATTGTCAAAGCGCATGCTTTTAATTTTCCACACAACATTTCTACTAACTTCTTCATTGCTTTCTGCCTCCCTATTGTATCTACTGTTCATATCAAGAATTTGCTGTATGGTTTCTTCTTCTAGTTCGTAATCTTTGAGATAAGTCCTAATCCATTTCTCTTGAACTTTTAGATCTCTAAGGTTTTCCATTCCAGAAATTTGTTGTTGAGACTCTGTCAGTATATCTGTTCCTTTGTTTAAAAAAGAAAGAGTGTAGGGGGAATACCTTGTCTTTGCTATGTCTGTTGCTTTTCTAATCTTGTCTATCGGCAAGTTAGAGGTGGACACCAGTCTCAGTCTACAGCCTTTTGTAATCTTAGCATTAGGCACTGAGCCATCTTTGTTTAGATGAATGGTTTCGAAAGGCCTTGGATTAGTAATAGCTGTGTGGTCACAACTCCAATCCCAGCGGCCCTTGATGGTCCAAAGGAGATATCCTTTGTCCTTGCTTTCACCAAAGTTTTGTTGCACAGTGGACCCCGCATATCGTATGCGCCCTTTCATATCTAATGCTTGGCGCGAGTGTATATCTCCAAGCATAGCAAAATCAAAATTGTTGAATATTTCAATAGTATCTTCACCATGAGTCATCTTCCAGCCCGTGTCTGTGGTACACCCTGTAATTGCACCATGATAAAGAGCAACGTTTATCTTGTCTTTGTCTGTGGGTTGCACCCAATTCTCTCTATCAAACACCGACAGAACATTGAAAACTAGGCCATCTAAGGGCTCAAATTCGCCGCTCAGCTTCTTTAAATGCAATTGAGGGTGTCCTAGTGCTTCAACGATTGGAGTGATGGCATCTTGGCGATTTGAGTTCTTTAAATTGCCATCGTGATTGCCCAAGATTACATAAGTTGGTGCGATGTTGGCCAAATTCTTTAAGAAATCTGACGCCAAAGCGAAGTATTCTGGGCTTAGTTGCGTCTTTGTGTGCGCAATGTCACCACAGTGAATGATTATGTCCGGTTTCTTCTTCTTGAGATCAAGATAAAGTTTATGAAAAACCATCCTATATTCATCGTGGAATTTTAAATTTCTGATATGAGTATCAGCGATATGAGCTATTTTATACATGTGTTCTCCTTATAATGTTTTCAAAGAAAAAATGATCATGATCAATGGGCTCAGCGCCATGCATAGCCATAGCAAATTGCTCTGAATTCATTGAACCTACATCTTCAACTGTAGATGTGTCTATTTTAAACACCTCCATGTTGTATTGTAGCATATTTTTGATCATTTGTCCAGCTTTTTTTTCTGCATCTTCATCTAAAGCCATGTAGACAGGGGTGTCGTTTATAGCTAAAGCTTGAAACAGTTTGGACTGAGGTCTAAGGGTGGAGCCAAGGATTGGAATTGCGTTGGTACCAGCGACAATTGCATCAAAAACACCTTCAACAAGTATGACTGGTTCGTCCCAATCTATATACAATTCGTTAAAGATGAAATCCTTGCTAGCAGAAGGGTTGAGGTATTTTCTCTGATGCCCAACATATGAGCGAGAGATAAAATAGTTGATGTCTCCCCCACTATTAAAAGATGGTATTATTACTCTACCACCATAACGTCCCTGTGGGCAATAACCTATCTTCCACAATTGAATATCTCGTTTTGAGATACCTCTTGAGTTTAGATAGCCTATAGCTCTTTTGGAACTAGCAGGTAAATAACGATTAGCTAAAGAAACAAACTCTTTTGGCAGATCAACAATCTGTTCCACCACCTCTTCATTAATCTCTTTAAAGATGTTTTCGAACTCAGAAAGATCAAGTCTTCCTTGGAGTTCAAGATACTTTTGTCGCTGTTGATATGTGCCAAACTTACGAACAATCCTATAGATGTTCTTTCCCCTTGTATCACACACCCAACATTTAAATGCCCCAATGGCAAAGTTTACAGACAATTTCTTTTTATGATGACCACAAAAAGGACAGTGGTATAAGTGTTCATTACCAACTCTCCTATAGTAACCTAAGATGTCTGAAATTATTTTCCGTTTTTCTTCCATGACTCCCTCCGTGGTATTAAGATAACACGATGGCTCAAGGTTGTCAAGTATTTTCTTCTATTAATTTCCAACCAGCCCTTGCAATGACGACTGCGTCGGCCATATCATCTGTTCCTGGTTTTGGATTTCCATGCCTTGTTAATTCATAGGTGAAGCTATCTGGATAAGTTTGCGAAGCCCACTCAATAACTTTTTCTTTGGCTTTTTCGCCGCGTTTAATTTTGATCCCACAAAGCCCACGGGCCTTGTTTGCTTGAATGAGAGTCGGAGCAAAGCCATATAAACAATAAAGACCATAACAGCACATTCCATTAAACCGTTGGAGCTTGGCCATTGTGTGTGCCGTCGTTTTCCCGCCGCCGAACGCGATGAATGGTTGTTCGATGAATACATGTTTTATACTCCCTTTGTCTTTGTACTTGTCCATAATAATCATAAAATGCTCAGCCCTCTCTTCAAGAGTCATCTCAGCTTTTTTAAATTTTATTAAATTGCTATGCAGAAGAACTTTTTCATCATCAACAATCGCAATTCCAATTTTGGTTGTGCTTATATCTAAGCCCAATATCATATCTTGCATATCTATATTATAACACGTTTAAAACGATTTGTCAAGTATTATTTTTGTGATTGGATCTTTTTCATCATATCGACTTGTTTTTGAACCTCATCACTGTCCCATTGGCTTTGCATTTTTTGATTTGCTGCCTTAACAGGATCCTCCACAGGAGCAGTGGCGTCAGCATTGTCTTCCAGCTCTGCTTTAATTAGCTTTCCAACTTCAGGGCTAACATCTCCACCAGATGAAACCAAAGGGTTAAGTTCCATCACCCCATCACCATCACTGTCTACCGGCTCAACAGCACCAGTTTTAACAAGATGGCTCATATCTTTTATTAATTCCCCAAGTTCAACTTTTTCAGCATCCATTTGTTGCGACGAAGCAGTTTTATAAGCATCGACAAGGTCTTGGGTTGGTACCTGCACTTCTTGCCCTCCGATGTTCAAAACAAACATCATACCGGCTAGGGCATCCAATATCCCCTCTTCCAGAAGATCTTCTTCTAAAGGTTGCTCTTGGTTTTCTTTAAGAAATCTTCTCCAGTTCTCCATAATAAGTTTTTGATTATTCATAACATTTTCCTTTATATTAAATATCTAGCTTAAGTTTAAAAGTATATTGCCTGTCTTCGGTCTTTCTAACAGGAACGGCGACCTTGGCTATTCCTATAAGGTTTTTCCTTTCATCATAAATTGCCACTTTGGTTATGTATGTCTCTTTATCAAACGCAGGTGTGTGGTCTGTTAAGTTTGTGTCGACAATGTTCTTAACAGGCACTTCTAATTCAGTATAGTGAAGCGAACCAGATTTAAAAACAGCGTTGTTTGGACTTGTTGTTGTTACGTAAGTTGGATTGTTCGAATGATTAAGTTCGCCATATTTTGCATGAGCCATCATTGTCATTGTCTGCACATGATTAACTCCTTGCCAATCAGCCACAAAACTAGCAGACAAAGCCGTAAGCGGTATTCCGTTGCCACTATTAATTGAAGCTGGTGAGTGCGCCATGGCACCAAAATAAATCCACTTTGAGTTAGTGCTAGAGCCGTTACCTACATAATCTATTGCTCCTTGCCCTGTGCTTCCTCCCGAACGATCATCAAGGTCCCAAGAGCCTGTTATAACAAACACACCTTCGTCATACAGAACCACACCTGCTACTTTTCCATCGTTGGCTGCGATTGAGCCACTACTTTGTATCAATTCGCCTTTGCGTGTTGAATCTGTCAACTCTCCCAGCAACTCCCCTCCGACATAAAATCTAAGACGCACAGTTCCTTTTTTAATTCTCTGGCCATACAGGATTGATGGAATTGAGACTAGCCGCAAATCTTGAGTCAGCTTGTTACCAAAGTCTCCTTCCCACGCATAATGAGGGGAAAAGAATTTATTTCTTTCACATGCGTTTCTAACCGCACGAACTCGGGGACGATCAGCATTGGCAGCATAATAGTATGTGCTAACACTAGCAGAGTGGTTATAAGAGCTTGTGATCAACTCTCCATCATAATTAAACCACACATTGTGCTGAGCTTCGTTGTATATCTTAAACGATTGGCGATACCCGGCTTTAGGCATATAAGCGTATTGTTTTTGCCCAGAAGGTTTATCTATATTCCTCTCGTAAAGAGATATATGCCCATCGGTCACATCAAGTGCATTACTTAAATTCGCGCCTGCCTGATCTGGTACATCATCAATAATAACCGATCCGCTGTGAATTATGAATCGGAATTCGGGATAACCCTCAACAGTGTTAATGAATATATCGTCGGCATGGAATTTGAATAAGGTCATTAGTAATCAAGTCGCACTCTCAAGGTAAATTCTACATCAGGGGTTTTCTTGAGAGGTTCACTTAATTTAGCTACAGCCATTAATTCATTATTATCATTATATAATCCAATTGTAGTAATATATGCAACTGGATTATCAGAAGCATTTGTCTTGACTCTAATCTTAGAATTACTTAGATAGGTTGGATTAGTGGAGTAGTTATATTCATTGTGGTGGGCTCTGCAAAAATAAATTGTAGAGTTAAGTTCTGTTGTGTTGTTAAAAGTAATATCTTTTAGTCTATGTCTGAACTCGTCAGCATTTGCTTGTATGGTTGAGCCCGTCAATACTCTATAGTTATCCCACGCGTCATCGCCACCGGAGGTCATTTTACACCTAGTGGTTAAAAGTCCTGTCCCGGGGGTCGCACTATATGCATCAAAAATGGAAGAAGTCAAAACACAGATCCCAGCTTGATAATAAACAAGACCAACGGGTATACCATTGGTTGAGCTTGCAGCGTGACTGGCATGGATTGGAGTCCCTAGAGAGTTGAAAGCAAACAGAATGCCATATTCTCCGGCAGGAGAGTTCACAAGATATCCGTCAGATCCAGAATAATCAGTAATGTTAATTTGTGAGGTGGCAAATGGGGTTTCATGTGATTCGTTAACTCCAAGCTTTAAGCTAAATGAGCCTTTTTTAATTTCATCTTTGACAAGAAGTCGCGCAAAGGGAAGAATAT